AAAAATGACTCAACCGCTGCCGACAACTCCCTCTGATCTAATCACTCAAGCGTTAAAAATAGCAAACGTCATTGGTGTTGGTCAGACTCCGAATGCAACTGACACCAATGATTGTTTCAATCAATTAAATATGATGTTGGCGCAATGGCAGCGCAGACGTTATATGGTTTATAACCTGGTAACTATTTCTAAGGTTGCTACAGGCCAAGTATCCTACACAATAGGAACTGGAGGGGATTTCAATATTACTCGTCCAGTTAAACTCGAATCAGCGTTCTTTAGAATGCAATACGGTTCACCATTGCCAGTTGACTATCCATTAGAAGTCTTGAGGGCCAATGAGGACTACAACAGGATTTCAATTAAGAACCTGAACGCATTTCCTCAGTATATTTATTACAACACAGGTTATCCACTTGGCACAATTTACGTTTGGCCTGTACCTAATAATCAATATCAAATCTTTTTGACTGTAATGACTCAGTTGGAAGGATTTCAGACTATTAATGATGTTGTGACAATGCCTCCTGAGTATCTGGCTGCAATGCAATGGAACTTGTCCAGAATCATTTGTGTGATGTATGGCTTACCAATCACTCCCGAGTTGACTGGGTATGCCGAAGCATCCATGAGAATTATTGAAGAAGTTAACTCTCAGATTCCTTTGTTACATATGCCAGTTGCTCTTAGGGGTAAGTCTGGTGCTTACAATATTTACGGAGACTTCTACGTTGGAAGTGCAGGATAATGGCAAAGGCAGCACTTGTCACAGGCGCATACCAAGCAAAGAGTGTTATTGCAGGGGCACAAAGGTGTATTAATCTTTATTTAGAAAAGAATCCAGATACCTCGGTTTTTCCTTTTACGCATTATCCAACCCCAGGACTTACTTTACAAAGTTCAGTTTCTCAAAATCAATGGAGAGGGCTATATTTTGCAAGTAATAATATCCTTTACGGGGTTTGTGGCAATACTTTCTATTCAATTACTTCTAATGGTACTTGTACTGCTCTTGGCACTTTGGGTTCATTTTCTGGAACTGTGTCAATGGTTGATAACGAAGTCGATCTTTTGGTGGTTGATGGGACTGCTAATGGGTATGATTACAATTTTGCAGCAAAAACATTTCAACTATTACCCTCTAATTCAACCACAACTTTTTACGGATCAAATCAGATCAATTATGTAGACGGTTTCTTTATTTGTAATCGTCCAGGTACTAATCAATGGTATATATCTTTAATTGATTCGGTAACTTTTGATCCAACTTATTACGCAGCAAAGGCTGGTTATTCTGATTTACTGGTCGGGATAGGGGTTTCTCGCAGATACATTTATTTATTTGGTGAAGTAACTACAGAAATTTGGTACAACGCAGGGAATCCAACTTTCCCATTTCAAATACTCCCAGGTTCGTTTATTCAGTATGGTTGTGCAGCTACTAATTCAATTGCTCAGGTCAATGGTGAAATATTTTGGGTTGCTCAAAGTCCTCAAGGTAATTGTTATATTACAAAAACTGAAAACTTTGGTGCAGTCAAGATTTCAACATTTGCAATTGATGCTGAACTTCAAACTTATTCAACTGTTTCAGATGCAATTGGATATACATGGGAAATAAATGGACATTTCTTTTATGTAGTGACATTTCCAACTGCTAACAAAACATGGGTTTTTGATCTATCTAACAATCAATGGAACGAATGGTTATGGACTGATACGAATGGTCAGTTTAATCGTCATCGGTCTAATTGTTTTGCTTTTGCTTATGGTGAATTATTTGTTGGTGATTGGCAAAATGGAAATCTTTATACATTAGACCAAAGTAATTACACAGACAATGGGGAACCAATTGTAAGAACAAGAAGTTTCTACCATGCTGAAGACGATAATTCAGACAGGATCAGATACAAACAATTCATTGCTGAAATGGAATCGGGTAATGGGCCTGCAACTGTTTATCTTTCTTGTTCGGATGATAGAGGAAAGACTTTCGGCAACCCAGTTGGTCAAACAATGGGCACAACTGGGGAATATTTAACTTCTATTTCCTGGTGGCGTTTGGGAATGGCTAGAGACAGGGTATTCCAACTCAGTTGGAGTGATCCAATTAAAACGGCATTGTCGGGGGCATTTGTTGACGCATTGCCTAATAGAAAATGACAACAGGATATTTAGCAGCGCAAACCCCACAGATTAACATTCCATTTCTTAACATAGATGGAACGGTTAGTCAGGTTTGGTTGTTATTTTTAATTCAATTATTTCAAAGGACTGGAGGAAATACAAGTCCTACTTATACGCTTGCACAAATTGAAGAATTAGCCATTTTAGGATTAAGTGTTGTTAAAGCAAACGGATTTAATGGAATAGTTACAAGTGGTCAAAATGCTACTTTAACCATAGAAACAACGGTTACAGGCATAGTAAAGGGTAATGGGACTGCACTATCTGCAGCAACTCCAGGAGTCGATTACAGTATTATTGATTCGATTGCGGTAACTGTACCTCCTGCTTTATTGTCGGTCACTCCTAGTTCACTTAGTTCAAGCGGTACTTTTGCAATTAGTCTAACAACTCAGGCATCCAATACTTTATTGGCAGGGCCTATAACTGGTGTTGGAACTGCTCCAACTTTTAGGAGATTGGTTTCTACTGACATTCCTGCTTTAAATTATGTAAGTACATTAACAACGCAAGGAGCCAACCAGATACTCGCAGGGCCGTCTAGTGGTGTTGGTGCTCCTCCTACTTTTAGGTCTCTTACAACTGCTGATATTCCTGCTTTGCCTTATGGAAGTGGTACTGTTACATCTGTTGGAATGTCTGTTCCTGCTTCTTTGTTGTCTGTAGCTCCCTCAACAATCACGACTTCAGGAACATTTGCACTCAGTTTAACTACCCAAACATCTGCACAAATATTAGCGTCTCCGATTTCTACTATTGGAACTCCAAGTTTTAGATCATTGGTTTCAAGTGATATTCCTGCATTAAACTATGTAAGTAGCACAACAACCCAAGCAGCCCATCAAGTATTAGCAGGCCCTATAACTGGGACTGCTGCACCAACATTCAGGTCTTTGGTTTCTACGGACATACCTGCACTTCCCTACGGAACTGGTACGGTTACTTCAGTAGCTTTGGCTTTGCCAAGCATTATGTCAGTTTCAGGGTCTCCAGTTACAACAACTGGTACATTGACAGGAACTTTAACGACTCAGGCTGCCAACAGTTTATTTGCAGGCCCTATTAGTGGTGTTGGAGCAACTCCTACATTTAGAGCGTTGACTACTGCGGATTTAGCAGGATTAGGGGTTGGAACGGTCACAAGTGTAGGAATGACAGTCCCATCTATTTTGTCGGTAACTCCGTCTACTATCACAACATCTGGGTCTTTTGCTTTAAGTCTAACAACAGAATCGGCTAATCAGATATTTGCAGGGCCATCAAGCGGATTTGCTGCAACTCCTACTTTTAGGGCATTAACCAGTTCTGATTTGCCATCACTTACAAGTCTTACTGTAACTTCTCTTAATTTTGGGACTACAGGTTTAACACCAAGTACAACGACTCAAGGAGCAATAACTGTTTCAGGCACTTTGGCATCTACAAACGGAGGTACAGGGTTAACAACTTATACGGCAGGAGATTTACCCTATTATGCTTCTGGTTCAGCATTATCAAAACTAGGAATTGGTACTGCTAATTATGTATTAACGTCTAGCGGTACTGCGCCCCAATATGTAGCGCAATCCACTTTATCAGTTGGTACTGCAACTAATGCAACTAATGTAGCTACAACTGACAATACTTCTAGTTCATCAACTTATTATCCAACTTTAGTAAGTGCAACAAGTGGTAATAATCCAATTACTACATCAAGCACTAAACTAAGTTTTGTGCCAAGTACAGGAAAATTAACTGCAACAAGTTATGGTGGTTCTTGGGCTGGAAGCACAATTGGCACAACTTATGGTGGTACTGGACTTACTTCATTTACAGCAAATGGAATTGTCTATGCTTCATCAACAAGTGTGTTGGCTACAAGTAGTAATTTGACTTGGGATGGAACTACATTTACAAATGCTGGTGGCCCAATTCAATCTAGCGCTGGACATTATTCATCTTTTTATTCTTCAAATTCTGATGGAGGCTATCCATCAAATTATTTAAATAGTGCTGGAGGTGATTCTCAAATTTCGATTGCGGCTAATTGGTTTAGTGGTCAAAGAGATTTATCAATAGTAAATAGCAACATTGCTGGTGGTGGATTTGGTTTTTATCAAATGACCAGTTCGTCTGCAAAAACAAGATTAATTTCTTTTAATGCAGGAACATTTCAACCTGGTGTTGATAACACAATGACTTTAGGTGCTTCATCTTTTAGATGGACAACTGTGTATGCAACAACAGGAACAATTAACACATCAGATCAGAACGACAAACAACAAATAGCAGATTTAACAAGTGCTGAACAAACAGTAGCAAAAGCATTAAAAGGTTTGTTTAAAACTTATAAATTAAATTCAGCAGTAGCATTGAAAGGTGATAAAGCTAGAATTCACGTTGGAATAATGGCTCAAGACGTTTATCAAACATTTGTCAGTCAAGGGCTTGATCCAACAAAATATGCTTTGTTTTGTTCAGATACATGGCAAGAATACAATGGTCATGCAGTTAGTGTAGATTCAAATAATATGTATGACTTGTTAACAGGATATACATTAAATGGTCAAACAATAACTTTGAATGATGGAGACGTAGTTCCACAGGGAGCAACACAAATTTATACAAAAGTAACAACAACAACTGTAACAAAATTAGGTATTCGGTATTCAGAATTGATGGCTTTTATAATTTCAGCGCTTTAAATATAGAATAAAAATATGATAAAAACTAAGTAATGATGCAATACATTTTAAACAATATATTTTTACTGAATTGACAATGAAAGAATTTATAACTCGGGTAATGAGGGATGATAGAGTTTGGGAATGGGTTCGGATAGATGAGATACAAAGAGAAAATTTTAGTTATGTAGATAATGAAATTTATTACACAAATGATCATGGATTTGTGAATTTTCGCAAAATAACTCCAACAATGTATGAAGTTCATATT